TAATAAGCAAAAGTTCTGTAAGTGGCAGTTCTTTCAGAATATTTCTAAAATCTCTACATGTCACAATAGGGTGTTCTGTAAAATCAAACCATTCTTCATTTTGTACCCTTTCGTTTGCTTCGATACTTGCAAGGATCCTCATAATAATATCCCTTTCTTCTTGTGTGTTCCAAACTACTATCAGTCGCGAATCACTAATCCAAACCGGATACTTCCAGAGTTTCACAATCTCATCATACATCCTCAGGAGCTGAGGACTCCAAACTTCAACCGCAAACCTCGCACCACCCCGCGGGTTATCAATCAATCTGTACTTCATAATCCCACCTCCTACTACAAAGATTGTCACTATAATTATAGAAATCTTCAATTTCAACACCATTAACGTATTGTTACATCTTGATAAATTCACTATAGATCTTGACATCTATATCACTTCGTGACAAACTATAGAAGGGGGTGAGACAAGCGATGAAAGGACTCTTTGTATTCGTAGACGAGCGAGATTATCTCGAATTCAAAAAAAAGTTACTCGAAGAGGGAAAAACCATCTCCCGCTGGGTGCGGGAAAAGATAAAGGAGTACATCCACAGCGACACCGAGACACACGGCGGACAGAAGACACATTGGATTAAACTCAAAGACTGGAAACAATCGGGGCCCGAAAGGGGTGGTTGAATGCCGAATTCGAATTATATAGTAAAAGAGCTACAAAAATACAAGAGCTATTGGCAGGGCGTTTTGGGTAAGAAAGTACACTTGGATTTTAAGGATGGCGAAATCCAAGTTTTGATCGCCCTGCCGTCTGGAACTGTGGTTTTCAATAAACAATCAAGATCTTCAGCAAAAATATTTGATGAATCAATTATTGTCAAGAAACAAAGAATGTGGCACAAGATCATGCAAATTGAATGGTGGCTTGAGAACTTATCAAAACGTGAGAGGGAGGCGATATTTTGGCGTTTTATCCAGCATGATTTTGAACCAGCGGGGGTAATTCAAAAAACAAATTTAGGATTAAAATGGAAAACATTGTCATGGGAAGAGATAGCTAAAAAAATGCGTGTAAGTGTTGCGGCGGTGAGGGAATATGTAGATAGAGGGCTTGAGAAAATACGGAAGTTGATTGAAGTATATACGTAAAGGGGTGGTTAGTATGCATATGACAGCAGCACGACACAAGGAGGGGAAGGTATGAATTTAGGTGATTTATTGTTTCTACATGTTGAAAAACTTAAAGGGGAAAAAGTCGGGCTATGTGTGTTATGTGGGGAAAAAGCCAAAGGACTGCCTATAAAAGAAGTAGTTTTAATTTATTAAAGTGATATCACTTGACAATGTCGCAGGAAAATGGTATAATATTAGTAAAGTGGATAAGTATACTTGCGGGGCAATTCTGCCCCGTTTTTTTTATGCCAAAAATCAGTAGCGGGGAGTTAGATAAAGAGCTTGCCCGCTAAGGATCGTCCAATTACTGGAAGCGACGAACGAACTTGGCAAATGGCGGATTATAGTCGAAAAGTTGAAGCATACAAAGAACACAATTATCGAACAGAATAGGGCGCCGAAAGAGATCTTGAAAGGGGAAAGGTGGTTGTAAAGGTTGCCAATGTTGGCAAAAAGGCAAATAGGTTGGCAAAGAGGTGGTAGCAATGAGCATTAAACACAATTCAAAATGCAAGGTATGTAATAGTGAACATAGAGCTGAGATAGAGAAACTTCTTGCAGAAGGTTGGGGAGTAAAAAGAATATCGGCTTGGTTAGAAGAAACATATAACGAGCATATTTCACATACTGCAATACTTAGACATAAGAAAAGCCATTGGAACGTTGGGCTGGAAATCAAAAAGCGTGCAGCACAGAAAGAATCAGAACAGTTGTTTGAAGAGGAAGTGAAAAAAGGTCTTTCAAGGCTTGAAACGTTGAAAGTAGAGCGTGAACAAAATTTTGAATTAGCAAAACAACTTAGAATGATCTTCTTCGACTTGATAAAAACAGGGGATTGGAAAAGGATTCATCCAGAGACTTTTAAAGCGATGCAATATTTGTATAATACAGCCACCAATCAAGTGCGTTATACGGCAGCTGAAGAATTCAAACAACTTGATCAAGACGCGGAAGATCCATTCGTAAAGTTAATGGAGTTGATAAAAAGTGACAAAAGCGCAGATGGAGATGATAGCGAGGAAGCTGAGAAATCCTGAGTTTTTCACTAAAGCACTGTTCGGATATACCAAGCTTGCAGATAAACACATCGAACTGCTTAAACTAAATGCACCGGTTCAGGTTATATGCGCCGGCAGAAGATTTGGAAAGACAAACTACGTTGCTGCAAAGATCTTTTATCATGCAACTATAAAGCCCAAAACAAAGATCATCGTTGCGGGTCCTTCGTTAGACCAAGCCAAGATTTACTATGACATGCTGAATGAAGCACTTGAAATATCACCTTTGAAAGGTTTTGTGAAATCTTCAAAAGATTCACCCTTTCCAACGATCTATCTTAAAAACGGCTCACAAATTACGGTTAGATCTACCGCTTACAACGGAAAGTATCTGCGTGGTAGAAAAGTAAACATGATTGTCTTAACCGAAGCTGCCTTCATTAAAGATGCGGTGTACGAACAGGTCATCATGCCGATGAGACTTGACACGAAAGCACCGATTATTCTTGAATCGACCCCAAACGGCATGAACTACTTCTATATGGAGTATCAACGAGGTTTAAAAGACGGCCAACATACAAAATCGTTTCATGCTACTGTGTATGACAATCCCTTCTTGGATCGTGATGAGATAGAGAGAGCAAAGTCAAAGGTGCCCGAATACGTTTGGAGGCAAGAATATCTTGCCGAATTTGTCGACGATGATACAGTCTTCTTCCCGTGGAAGATACTCGCAGAAGTTTTTGAAGATTATAAACCTGAAGGATACAAGGATGGGAGAAAGTATTCAATCGGCGTTGATCTTGCTAAATACCGCGATTACACGGTGATTGTTGTATTAGACACGACAGAAGAGCCGTACAAGATCGCGGAGTTTCATAGATTTAATCAAATTCCCTATGAAGAAATTATCAGAATGGTAAATGAATTGCAAGCAAAGTATCGAGCGCAAGTCTTTTTAGATGCAACAGGTGTAGGAGATCCCGTAAGCGAAAGAATAAACGCATGTCGGCCGTTTGTGTTCTCACAGAAGTCAAAATCAGAACTGCTGCACAATCTTCTTTTGGCCTTTGAACAGAAGAAGATATCACTCCCGGCATCGAACACAGTGATTAGAGATGAGCTCAGATTTTTCAGACGTGTTCAATCTACTTCTGGTTTCAAGCTTGAAGCACAGGAAGGATATCACGACGACTGTGTTATGGCTTTGGCACTTGCAACTTGGGGAACACGAACACAGCAAGATGCGATGATTCTTGACAAATCCGACTGGGGCGTCTGGTAAAGGGGTGAAAAACGTGAATATTACTGAAGTTGAAGAAGCTCTTAGTTCACCATATGCTTTGACCACACGAGCAAAAGCAATGCGGATGTTCGACTTATATACGAACAACCACTCGATCCTTGAAAAGCCGAATAAAGTAGTCGCCGGGAAGACTTTTCGCACCACGAAGCTGCCGCTGAACATGTATCAGCTCATCGTCCAATTCGTCGTTGACTATGTCCTGTCGCAGCCTGTTACGGTATCGCATCCCGACGAGCAATTCCAAGAACTAATAAACGAGTTCCACAAATTGAACGGGATTCGAAGGCACAATCGCAAGCTGCTGGAGGCAATGTGCGTGTTCGGGCACGCGTTCGAGCACTTCTTTGTGGACGAGGAAGGCAAACCGCGATTAAGACTAATTGACAACATGGCGGCGATTCCGTATTATGACGAGTTTATGAGCTTGGAAATGTTCGTTGAGGAGTTCAAAGTCCAGAGACTCGACGGGACTGAGCAAAGAATTTGCCGAGTCTACACGAAAGACACAACAGCGGAGTACGTAGGCGAAAAAGACGCGTGGCTTACGAGGGAAGAGACAGAGAACTTGTTCGGCTTTCCTGTCGTTGGCTATATAAACGCGGAATTCCACCGTCAAATTGTGAGTGATATCGAGCAGATACAACCGCTCGTTGAGGAACTTGAGAAGGTTCTCAGCGACTTTGGAGATACGATCAAGTATCATGCTGACCCGATCCTTGTCGCGTTTGGGCAGAAACTCCCAGGCTTGCCAGCAAGGGCGGGAAAGATCCTGAACTTTGAGAAGGGGGCAGATGTCAAGTATCTCACGTGGGACCAGAACGTCGGTGCGATTGAGTACTACGTGAAGCAGTTGAAAGAATTGATCTTTGAGTTGACAATGACGCCGAAAGTCTTGATTAATCCAGCGACCGTGAGCAACCTTTCTGGTGTTGCATTGCGAATTATGTATTCTCCAGCGTCCATTAAGGCGAACGCGAAAGAATTGGCTCTGATGTCGGGAATGATGAAGCGGTATGAGTTGCTCGCTAAATACTACGCACTTAAGACGGGCCGAAAAGTTGACTTGAGTGAGCTTGAGATCAACTTTGCCCGCACGGTTCCGACCAATGAAAGCGAGTTGATCAACAACGTGCTGATGATGTATAGCGCTGGACTGATCAGCAAAAAAACAGCGTTGCAGTTGGCACCGTACATTGAGGATCCGCAAAAGGAACTTGAGAAGATGAACGAGGAAAACGAGGACGTCTACGCAAAGCAATGGGAGGAGGAACTCAGCGAAGGCGAAGAAGCTGAGGCGGAGGCAGAGGAAGAATGAGAGCGGATCTCGAACTGATCAAGAAGTTCGAAGAGTACTATGACAAGAAGATCCTCCAGCCGTTCATTGCGGCTCTGATCAATCTGATAGAGAGCACAGGATTCCGCAACTACACAATTCCCAAGCAATTCAAACGCAAGCTGGACATTCTCGTAAGACGCTGGGCGATGGACTTCGAGAAGGGACTCGAAGAAATCTTTGACGAAGTCGAGGCGGAGGTCTATCGCGAATGGTTCAAAGAGCTTGCGAGTCAGTTGCCACGACGGTTCAGGTACAAGCGAACCGAGTATGTTGTGGACAAGCAAAAGATGAGAATTCTGAAACGTTCGACCGACCGATGGATCGTCCACGTGTCACTTGTCAAAAGAGCGACATTTGACATTTGGAAGCACTACGAAATAGACGGGCTGAAGCTCTCAGAACGGATCTGGAAACACGCAAGGGAGACGGCAAAGCAGATCGAAAAACAAGTGATGCTCTCCCTTCAAACGGGAATGAGTGCAAAGCGGCTGCGAGACCAGATTTTGGCGACTGCCGAGCAGCAGCCCGTCAAGATTCCGAAGTATCTACAGAGGCAACTAAGAGACGCGACTCCTGAGCGGATTGCGAAGAAGGTTGCCAAATATGTTGAGAAGAAGCAGAAGTACAACGCAATGCGAGTCGCAAGGACCGAGATCCAAAGAGCGTGGCGGATCACGTATGTTGAGCAAAGCAAGAAGCTTCCGTTCGTGAAAGGGATCAAATGGAATCTGAGCGGCAGCCACAATATCGAAGACATTTGCGATGAGCTGGCGACTGCGGACGTGGGTATGGGAGCGGGCGTGTATCCTCCAAACGCCGTGCCTTTCAGCGGGCAACCTGCTCACCCGCAATGCATGTGTTATTTGACGACTGTATTAGATGAATTGGAGGTGGTTTGATGGCTGAGGTGATGAAAAGAGATAGAGTGTGGAACCCACCGCCAGCGGGAAGCAAGGAAAGGGAAGAGTGGCCATCTCACGTGTTTTTGGATCCAGAAAATAAGCGATATCCATACAAGAAGTATGTGGATGGAAAATGGAAAATCTCTTGTGCAGGACTTCTAGCGGCGTACAGAAGAGCGATCACGCAGAAAGATCAAGTGATTGCAAACAAGGCGAGAAGGATTGCCGAAGAAAACAAATGCCCTTGGGCAAGTAAAGAAGAATAGGAGGGATTTTGAATGGCAGAGGAAACAAAGAGGACTACCGAGGAGCAACTTCCTCAAGAAGGGGCTCAAGGTGGAACTCAAGAAGAGAAAGGTGAGGCTCTTTATGACGACAACGATCCTATCGAGGTACTGAAGGCAACAGCGAAACAATATGGCTTGAGCGAAGATGAGATCACGATCATGACAAAGAAAGAACTCCAGAGTTTTCTCGATAAGAAGATCACCGAAGCGATTAAAACTCGAGAAGAAAATTTAAAGAAAAAGATGCAAGAAGAGGAGCTGAAAAAGAAGCAGCAGTATGAAGAATTACTTAAATTAAGAGAAAAAGAGCTGTTGGAACTTAAGAAACAGGTCTTGATCCAAAACTCTGGGCTTCCGTCCGAACTCGCAAAGCTTGTCGAGGGCGACTCGGAAGAACAGATAAAAGAAAAGATTGCAACTTTACAAGAGCTATGGCAGAAAACAATCGAAGCAAGCGTCCAAAAAGCACTCGAGGAAAGGCTCAGAGGCAAAACTCCAGCGGCTCCGAAAGAGCAAACTTTAAATCTTTCAAGAGAAGCTTTAAAGAAGATGACTCCTGAGCAGATTAACGAACTCTTTGAAAAGGGCGAAATTCAAAAACTTCTGAAACGAGGAGGTTGATAGCGTATGGCACTTGATGCTTTTATTCCAGAAATATGGAGCGCGAGACTTTTAGCACATTTGGATAAGAAACACGTTTATGCGAAACTCGTGAACAGAGAACATGAGGGCGATATCAGAAATGTTGGCGATACTGTTCGAATAAACCAAATAGGCGATGTTACCGTTAAAGACTACACAAAAAACAACACAATTCAGGC